GGGTATGTCCCTCCTTTACTATTTACCAAATTTCCCCTTTTGCTCGTTTGCAATTTTTCTCGATTTCTCGTTTGACTAAATTATATTTTTATCGATTCATAAATTACATGAAATTTTGTTTCAATAATTTCATAATTGTAAACGATAACAATTATCAGTTCAATTGACACATTTTTTCCAAAACATAATTTACCAAAGTTTAATGACACAAATATTTGTTCGCATATGTATTGACTGCAAACCATAATTTTGATACAATTATAATAGTTAGAAAACGTACCATATTTTATGAATGAAAGAAGATGGTTAAAATAAAGACGCAAATAGTCGAAGTCATTGAATACGAACAATTCATAAATTTAAGACGTTATTACTTACAACAAGATAAACTCATAAATTATTACATAGCGTTTGAAGGTGAAGTAGTAAAATATGTGTTAGTATTAAATAGAGATAAATAATACTTAAAAAGTGAGGAAATTCTAAATGGAAATTATAATCTTAGTCGCAGTATTCTTTGGAATCTTAATCATTTACAGTATGCGTCCAAAATCAGACAGACAGCAAGAAACATCATACCATGTAACTGAGACAATTACAACCAAACAATTTATGGAAACAATCGATTTGATGCGTGACAAAAATGTAATCACAACTCAACAACATATCGACTTTATGGTAAAAATGAACGCTTATTTAAAATAGGAGGAATGACAAATGAAAACAGTCAATGTTAAATATTTCAAACCTAGTGGAAAGTGGTATACAACAGAGACAGTAGAAATAAGCGAAGAACTAAACGGCTATGAAGCTTTAAATGATGAATTACCAAAACATCATCGTATAGAAAGTATGTACATGATTGTTGAGGATAGTGATGATGGAAAAGAACCATATATTGTTTCTCATATGTATAAACCAAAGAGATTTAACTAAAAGCCTGCTAGTTTAGCAGGCTTTTTTCTTTATCCAATATTCATCTTTCTAAACATTTCATAAGACGTAGTACGAATGACTTGATTATCAAATCGTAAATAACCTTTTTTGAATGCTGAAACCATTTTAGTTAAATAATAATTGTTTCTCCATCCAGTTGTTAACATACTATTTTCCGTTAAATCATCCGTACTCATAGCGAACACGTTCTTACTACTTGGGTCAAAGTCTCCACTTAACCACATAATACCTTGATTCGTGTCAACCCATACACCCATCGTCAGACCTTTAAAAATGATACTAAATACATGTTTACTTTCTTTACCTCTACGATCAATAAATAAATCACTATCATTTGTAAACTCATTATCTAAACTCATATCACCATATTCTGTTCCATTAATAAGTGAACCAAAACGCGTTTTTCGTCGTTCAGTAGAAAAGTCAACACTATCAGGAATTTCAACTACAATATCTTTGTATGCGTTGAATCGCTTCTCTACGTTCGGAACTAGATTGAAGTATAGAAAGTATGGATTCACGACAGAAACAGCATTGGAAAGACATACACAACGGACATCATCACGCCCACGGAAAACAGTATCCATCAAGTTTAAAAGTGCTTCCACGTCGTTCGGTAAATATCCACTCTTATCTTTTTCGCGGATAAACTCATCAAATATAATCGTCTTTACTTTAGGATAAGCATTTGATTTTTCGTTTTGCCAACTACTAAGAGGAATCGCCCATCCAAACGTTTTTCCATCAATCAGTAATTCTCTTCCTTTTACTTTAAATTCATGGTCAGGAAATTCAACCACTATATCATTGAAATAATTACTGATTTTCTTCAATTCTGTTTTGTAGCGTCTAACGTAAATCATTTGCGAGCCATCTTTCAAAAATTGCTTAATCGGATGTTTTTTCCATGCGTATGACTTACCGATACCACGGGCGCCAATTACAAAATTTAAGATTCGATTATAAGTTAGTAATTTATTAGGGCTATAATATAATGATTGTTCCATGTTCCATTTCTCCTTTTATTTCAGTCGAATTTGTTGACCAACAATAATTTTGTTTTTATCTTTTATACTTGGATTCAAGGTTAATAGTTTTGAGACAGTCGTTTTATTATCATAGGCAATTCTGAAAAGCGTATCACCAGCAACAACCGTATAGTATTTATAGTTCGCCTTTGGTACAACTAGAGTTTGACCAACCTTAATGATATTGGCATTAACCACGGTTTTCTTGTTAGCAAATAACAGTTTAGTTAACTTTAAGTTGAACTTACGGGCAATACTTGTTAATGTATCTCCTTTTCGTACCGTATAAGTTGTACTAGTTGTTACATTAGTTGAACTTAAATATGAATCATCTACATTTGGTTCATTACTAGTTGAACCACCGTTCCCACTAGTTGAACCATTATCAGTTCCATTAGATGACCCACCACCAGTACCAGTTTCAGCACCACCAGTGCCACCAGTGTTACCATTGTTACTACCGTTTTGACTGGGTGGGTCAGTAACAGGGTCAGCAGGTGTTTCAGTAGATTCATTAGGGTCTACTGGTGTCGTTGGGTCTACTGGGTCAGGGTCTTTTGTTGGTGGCTCTGTCGGGTCTGTCGTTGGTGCTTCAACGTAGGGAGTAAAATATAAATCTGCTTCTTCTCCACGTCTACGCGTCAACCCTGCATACACAACACCGCCACTTTTATTCCATCTACTAAACTGATATCGCACATCATCATCTTGATACGCGTTTACACGTTTTAATAGAGTAGAGTTTGTAAAAGCACTAATACCCACGTTATAGGTAAAACTCACCAGCGCGTCAAATTGGTTTTGATTGACGTCACGCGTAACAACTCTATCTACTGCGGTAACATATTCAACTAAATCATCTTTTAACATTTGTTCGGCTTCTGCTTTGGTTATCGTCTGTCCTTGTCGAACATCGGAACCATAGTGACCATAACCAATTGTCCAATATTTTTCACTGGAAACAGCTTTATAAGCGGTTAAGCGTAAACCTTCAAAACTCTTAATAAAATCGACGCCATGTTGAGATATATTCATTTCTTGTTGCCTCCTTTAAATATCTTTGTAGCAAAATCAATAAATAAATCTGTTTGTTTATCGTCGTCGGATAACCGTAAATGACTTAAAATTGAATTAATTTCACTAGCCAAGTACCCAACAAATAGAACATATAATGCACCGATTCCGATAGGGGAGGGTACAAGAATAGCAACAGGAACAAAGTATACAAGAATGATAAACATAACCATCTTTCGTGCAATTCCGTAAATAGCTTTACTACTAGAAAACGAAACATGTTCATTAAATTTTGCATTTATCCATCCCATTAAAAAGTCAATTACGTTCGCAATTAAAATCAAGGTAAGTAAGTACAAAAGTTTCGTGTTATCATTCAGTAACCATTGACTCAACCAATCTATCATTTTAATCCTCCTTATGTGGCGTAGGCGTCCACTCTATGAAAACTAGTTTCATGTGTGGAATTTCACATTATACGTGGACGCCACCGCCATGCAATTTTAATATTTCCATCCATTCAGCGCGTCGGATAACAATAGATGATAGATAGCTTTTTTCTTTTTGTCAGCTTCGCCACCGTCGCCACCGCCACCGCCACCACCAAAACTCATGGCTAAATAAAGCTGTGGGTCAATCGTTCCTTCTTCCGTAAAAAATCCGTCTATTCTAGTTGCAATGGCAAAATCTAAGTGAATGCCTGTACTATTTCCACCGTTACCCATCGTTCCAATTTCTTGTTCTTTTGTCACGGCTGTTCCTACTGGAATAGGGGATGGTTCATTCATATGAATATACTGTGAGAAATAAGGGTCACTTGTATGTTGGATTCTGATTCCATAACCAGCATTGGTGACAGCGCCATTAAAAACTACTATTCCATCTTGTGTGGCATACAACGGGTGTTGCGAGCCACCGCCACCAATATCAATGGCAGCGTGAAATTTGTATTCACCAGTTACAGGGTTTGTTCTCCATCCATACGTATCTGTTATTTGTAGTCCAGCTTCCGTTGGAAAAGCTGGTGTACCGCCACCGCCAACATTTGAACCGTCACCGCTTAACGTATCATACCAGTGTCGCGCTTGTGTTGAACGAATAGGTTGATTGGCGTTCGCTGGACGTTCATAGTTGTGAATGAAAACTTGTGCTAGATATTCGGGTGATTCCGTTGAAACTTTGAATTGTTGAAAACTGATCGGATACGAACTAGTTGTTATCCACTGAATACCACTAGCAATTTCATAGTTAATTCGTGCGATTTGAGCATCCATATCACCATAGTTCAACCCTTGAGCCTGCGCCCAATTTATATATTTGCTGGCTGGCGTCCATTGGACTAAACCATAGCCAACGGACATATTACCAGCTTGCATTGATTCCCATAGTCCGGGATTCAATGTTGATTCTGTTTGCATGTTTCCAAGAATACCAGCGACGGCTTCTTTGCTCCAACCAGTTGCGAGCATTGCATTCATGATATATTGAGCATTCATGGTTTGTTCGCTGGTACTCAGATATTTATTACTACCAATCCAAGAAGCCATTAACTGCTACTTGAAACAGGGTAGGTTTGTGCGCCAAACGTATAGTAACCGCCTGTTGCTCCACTTCCTTGAATGTATAAACTTCCATCCGTATCAATGTAACCCATTACGTTATTGACTGTTGCGGAAAAACTTGACGCAACTAGCGGAATTTTTGAATAGGGTTTATCGACAACCGTAGCTATCTTTTTCCAACCGCCCGTAATAGGAAGAGTTGAACTATTAATTAAGAAAGCACCTTCCAAGTATGCACGATGTCCAATTGGTGTACGTTCTCGATAGGTTACGATTCCTTTAAAGAATCCACCTTTAGAAACACCGTTTTCATATGTTGCCTCATTTTCAGGGTCACGGATAAAGTTGACTGATGTTTTCGCGTCTAACCAATCTGTAATAGTTTTCGTGCTGTTGCTCCAATAAATCCAACGCGTATAAATGATTCCATTACTAGCAACATAGGTTTGTAAAATGTCAACACCATCATATGAAACATCATTGTACAGAAAACCACGTCTACCCGTCGGGGTATCTTTTGCGGTATTAACAGACCATGCACCCGTCTCAAAAATATCTGATAGTAATTGGTTAGCGTCATTAATTAAACCTTTTACGGCTCCATTTTCTCGATAGTAACCACGGGAGATACGACGCGTTAAAGCATCGGTGCCTTTTGCACTAATTTCATAGAGTTCATTAATACGCTGTCTGAATTGTCCACGCGCATAACCAAGTAGTAATATTTCACTATAGTTCTCATCAAGAACTACTTGTAGTCCTTCGGGTTCACTATAACCATTTGAAGACTGCATGGAAACAAACTCTATTAACGGTCTACTATTAACAAGTGTTCCAGAACTAATTTCATATTCCCAAATCTTATGTGGGTATTGATTAATTTGAACAGATGTACCGTCAACACCCGTTAAAACAAAAATGCTTTTTCTTCCTACCGCCATTCCTTGATAGGGGCGCGCACTTGCATCTAATGTAATCACGCGTGTTGGTGCTGGAAGAGTAGCAACGTTTAAAATATTTTGTTCGTACACATTTACAAAAGAAGGGTTATTAGCATCCATTAATGTAAAAACGGTTTGTTCTTCATTAAATGAAAGTTTCCAATCACGTCCAGCAAATTGTGTGAGTACGGTTGTTTGGGTAGCTAAATCATTAATGGTTTGACCATTTGTGAAAGCTGTTCTAACCGTCATATAATTTCCGTTTTGAGAAAGGTTAAGAATCATGTTTTTAGAATTGGTCAAATCAATATTGAATCCGTCACCGTGTCCGATGTTTTGAAAAAACATTTCACCTAGTAACTGACCTGTTGTGTTTAGTTTTGCTATAATCATAGTAGGTGTTGAGAATCTTTTATGTTGGTCTTCATAAGAGACATATAAACACTGATTCTTTTTATCAAATACGCAAGCTTGCATGATGTCAAAAATATCAAGGTAGGCGCCTAGTTTGACATTGTGCTTTAAGCTGGCGTAGTTGTATGAATCCCCGAAAAGCTGGTGTATTAAATCGTTAAAATAACCACTTTCTAATAACTCTTCTATTTTCTCTTCGGCTACGTCGTGTAATCCTTCACCCATCACCCATTCCATGACTGCGTTCCATTGTTCCACAACGTCATTTACTAACTGATCAGTTTCATGTAGGTGATGAATAATCTTGTTTACCTTTTGAAGAAGTGACATTGAT